GAAGTTAGCCGCCTGCCGCACCAACCAAACCGCAGCCGCTGCGTTAGCCACAACAAGCGCGGTGAATTCAAGCGCGAGTCGCTTCATTGGTCCTCCCCGCCCTCATCAGGGCAACATAGATCGGCACCGAGACGGACGACTTCATGCGCTCGCCCTGAGTGGATTCGAGCATGTCGAGTAGTTCGGTATAGGTAGGCAAGTCGTTCGCCATCGAAAATTTATCCAGTGCCTCGATGGCCTCTTCTCTTGTTGGTGCCATGGCTTCTCCGTAGGAATGCTTATCACTTTGTGGGGATGGGGCCGGCGGTGTTATCCCGGCTTGCTGCCGCGCGATGTGGGCCGCAATACGTGCGAGGCTCGCGGCTCGAGTTACTTGCCTCGTCTACACCGACGCCTACCCGTGTTTCCGCCCTATTGTTGATCGGGCCGATCGTTGCCGTGAGCGATGCCTCGCCGTGGCCGGGTAGATGCTCCCTAGTCGCCGCGCAGTCACCACCTGCGCATTCCCATCCCCACAAAGCAGCCCTTGCGCGGGCTAGCGTCCGTCTCGCACGGCACCGGATTATTGAGCCTCCGTGGCTTCGTGGAATCAATCCTCTTCTTCCTCTTCCGATTCATCCTCATCGATGTAGTCGAACGGGTTGTAACCGCTGATCGTGCCGTCGCCCATGATCTCGATGAACTTGGCGATGAAGTCCTGATCCTCGGTCTTGATCTGGAAGAGGCTAGCATCCATCTCGAGCGACACTTCCGAGTGCTTTCCGAGCACTTCGCCGAAATACACTTCCTTGCCGTACAGCTTTTCGAGCGCTTCCTTGTCGCAGATGAACAGCCCGTCAAGTTCGCCCATGCGCCCGTAATCAACGTAGAAACTCACAATCGCCTTCATCCCTGCTCCTTGGTTAGAATTTCAACAAGCCACCACACCCAACGCCTCAGCCGCAGCCGCTTGCTTGGCTTGTTCGAAGCATGGCGAGCACGACACCATGTCAAGCCTGTACGACGGCCAGTAGTTGCTGATCTGGCGACGTTCCACGCCTTCTTTCAGTTGCGAACACTGGTTGCAGTGCTCCTTCACTGTGACTCGCAGCGGGCGACGCCACCATGTTTCCAGTTCACGTTCTTTTGCGGTCATGGCTCACCTCGACACACTGATTGTTGCCTCGGGGTTCTCCGAGCAAGCCCCAAGGTATTCCGCTATCCAAGGGATAAATCCCTCGTAAGTACCCCATCCGTTCTCAGGATTGAATTGCTTGTAATGCGTCGGACGCAGGATCATGTCCGTCAGGCCCTTCGTGATCGGCTCGACCAGATCGCCGGCCCGCGTGATGCCTAACTCATCCGGCCGCCACAGGTGCTTGTAGATGCCCGCGGCATCGGCCATCTTGTTCAGGTTGTGCGTGATGTTCGCGCTGAACACCAGTTCGCCGCTCGCGTCCTTCAAATCCACATCGAGGCTCATGTCATCCTCACTGCAACGTGATTGCTGAAAATGCGACGTGGCGTCGACAGACCCACCGGCCGCCGATGAAGGCATATTCCGTGTAGTGGTCAGAGCGCACATCGATTGCGGTTTTCATGGCTAGGCCTCGGCGTGTTCCGCGATGAATTGCTCGATGCGGTCGGCGACTTCAGGCGCGGTCGTATCAACTCCATACTTCGGGTATTTCCATCGGTAGAAGAGGTGTTCGGCGTCGTCGTTGCTCAATCCAAAGAATTTTTCGACTGCCTCCCAGCCATCGAAATCACCGAACATAGGCGTGACGCCACCCCAGTCTTGACGAAGTGACAGGCCCTCCGCTTGAAACCATGGGCTCAAGCAGGCATGACCTACCGCACATGCCGCCGTGCCGCAATGCCAGTCGGTCAGGTCAAAACCGATGTGGTGCGTCGGCGGCAACCCGCGCAACATCGCCACCATCTGCTGCAAGCGTTCAACGTTCACGTTTCACCTCTCGTCGTAATCGATGCATTCCATGAGGTCGATGTCGGAATCGCTCATAAAGTGCGTATCCGCCGACGTCAGAACATGGTGGTGATGCCGCTTGATCGTCAGCGCCTCGAGCGCCGCACGATGGCAGCTAAACGAGCCCAACCACCGATCCCCATTCGCCCCCGCATAGAGCGTCCCGTCGTTCACGACGAGGGGTTGTGTCCAGTCCATGTCAGTTCTCCCGCGCCGTCAGTAGCGCGTCCGCGATTCGGTATGCGCCTTTCGCGACGGCTCGCACGTGGGCATCGTTTCCAGCGTGGAATGGCTCGCTAGGCGCTCCGTTTTCGGGGTGGAACGCTGGCTCCATTGCCAGCAGTCCTTGCATCGCCTTCGCGGCCATGTAATCGCGGAGACTCATGCCGCCCGCGATGCGCTGGCCTACGTCGACCGTATCTGGCTCGAACCAGCCTGGGTCGGCCGGGAACGCATTCCCGCCGTCATTGCTCTCGTCCATCACTTCCCCTCCCCGTCCTCAACCATCCCAACAGCCTCAGCAAGCGCGTTGCCCAGATCGTCGTAGCACTGATTAAGCTGCCCGCGAAGCAACACGATGAAGTGCCGCGCCCGATCCTTATCGCCCGAATTGGTCTTGCAGATGCGAATCATGCGAATCAGTTCGGCTACGGTTTCCTCGGTGCCGACCTCGTGACCTCGCGCATACGCGGCATCCAATTCGGCATCGCGTGCCGCTGCGCGTTCAAGGATGAAGGCGCTTGCGTCGGTGGCGGATAGGGTGCTCATGGTGTGGCTCCGGTGGCCTTGGCGAGGACTTGGGCCGCACGGTCACGAAGGCTCGAATCGCCGCCCATGCCTGCGTCCCATGCCTCGATGAATTCGGCAACGAAGGCGGCGAGATCGGATTCCGCGGCGCGATCAAAGAGTGGGAGCGTCATGCGGCCACACTTCATTCGCGACAGCTTGCATTGAGCACTTTCGCCAGAGAGCATTCGCCTGAGCGCTTTCTTGTTGACGAAACCGACTGGCCAGCGCGCGTACTTCGCTTCGCTCATCATTCCTCCATCGATTAATTGGCGGGTATGCGCGCAGGAAACACGTCTACCGCGCATCAATAGATTTTCGTGAGATCGCGATCCACAGCTTTCCCGAGATACCGCAATCGGTTCGCCAGCAATGCACGGTCGTGATGGTTGGCAGTCGCTTGGCGCAGCAGACCGAAATATGAATTCGCGACCGGCATCAGATCGGCGCCCGGTGTCTCAGCGACGCGCTGTAGGGCTTCATTGCGCGTGCGCTTTCGCGTCTCTCGACGCCACGGCTTGATGACCTGGCCGACGAAGTCGATGCCGCGGTCGATCGGCTGCAGGATGGTCTTGCGCGGGTTGATCCGCGCGCCGAGTCGTTCCGGCAGAAAGGCCGTGACGTCGGCGAGGATCTCGTTAAGCCGCGCCGGCGACTCGTGCAGGAACACGAGGTCGTCGACGTACCGGATGTAGTGCCGCGCGCCGAGAACATGCTTCGCGCGCTGGTCGAGCACATCGAGATAGACGTTCGCGAAGAACTGGCTCGACAAGTTCCCGATCGGCAGCCCGAGGTGCGGTGCCTGTTCGAGCAGCCGTTTATGGGGCGGGACGAAGTCCATCATGGCGGGATCGCCGTGATACACGTAGTCGGCCCGTGGATCGTGCATCAGCACGGTTTCGGTCAGCGATCGCCAGAACGGCTCTTGGATCTTCGCGAGCAGCAGCTCGAGCAGAATCCGCTTGTCGATACTGACGAAGAAGTTCGCGAGATCGCACTTCAGGTAGAACGCTCGCTGCGACCAGTTCTGCGTGATCGAGCGCACTTTCGCTTCCAGGCGCTCGGCCGCGTACAGCGTGCCGCGGCCCTTGATGCAGGCGCAGGAATCGGCGATGAAGCTGCGCTCGAAGCGCGGGCCGATCCGGTTGTAAAGCAGGTGATGCACGATGCGATCGCGAAACGCAGCCGCCCAAACCTCGCGCGGCTTCGGTCGCGTGATGACGAAGCACTTCGAGCGGCCTGGCGTATAACTTCCATCGGCCAGCTCGTCGTACAGTCTGCGCAGGTTGCG